CACTGATGGGATTCAACGATAAAATTAAAGGCGAAACACCATTTGCTAAAGATGCTGATAGTTATGACAAAGAAAAAGGTATTGTAAAAATTGGATCTATTGAAATTGATCTTAATAATTCTAAATTTCATTTTGCTCAAGGTGCTTTAATCACAGATATCATTACTAATGTAATATTGAATAGTGATTACGGAAGAAATGCATTAAACTCTGAGCAAATAACTCCAGAAGGTCAAATAATATGGTTTAGAATTGAAACTCAGGTTTATAATATTCCGCAAGAAGATTCTAAAGTAGGCACTAAACCAAAATGTGTAGTGTTTAGAGTTGTACCATATAAGGTAGATAGTGCAAGATTCATGCCTGTTGATTCTAAGAAAAAAGGCGTAGAGCAATTACAAAAACAAGCATTAAAAAGATACGATTATATCTATACAGGAAAGAATACTGAAATTTTAAATTTTAATATTAGTTTCCAAGCAGGATTTTATACAGCTATGTTTGCCGATAAAGGACAAAATTCCGAAGGTGAACGCATTAAAGAAAACACAGGACAAGCAGCAGAAGAAGATAATAGAATAAAAACTCCAGGTAGTGCCTCATCAGGCGGTGTAGGAATTTTTCTACCAACTGTTAGTAGAACTTCTGCTGGCCTGCCAGAAAATCCTACACAAATACGTTATGATCAAACAGCATCAAAAACTGCTAAATTAGGAGGTGCTGGCGCAGCAGATGATCGTGCCACAGTTGTAGCAAGACAGTTTCAAGATGTGATAACTAATGGAACAGATATGATCAATTTAGAGCTTGAAATTTTAGGAGATCCTTATTATTGATATCGACCTACAAAAAGGAACCTGGGATTTTAGAGACACTGAACCAGTAGCACAATTTAGCGGACTATTCAGTGTAATAAGTGTAGATAACAATATTACTTCTAATAAATTTAAACAAACTCTTCAATTAGTGAGATTACCTGGCCAAGAGCCAAAAAAAGAAGTAAAGAGCGAAACTATAGTTAATAATGAAAGTAGTGGGTACACTGCTCAGTCACAAGCTCAAAGAAGTCCTGCTGCTCAATCAGTTAATAATTCAAGTAGTAGTTATTATGGCAGTACTACTAATCAAACAAATAATATTAATACTTCACCACCAAATCCTGGATTACCAGGGATAGTAAATACCGGAGGAAGATTCGCATAATGGCAATAGAAACACGACCACAATCCGGTAGCACCCCCGTTGATCCGGGACCTTTTTTAGCAAAAGTGGTAAGTCATCTTGATCCTACATATATGGGATGTTTAGAAGTTCAAGTCATGCGAGAAGTCGGCGGTGATGTAAATTCTGATGGGCAGCTAACAATAGTAAAGTATCTAAATCCTTTTTATGGTGTCACTGGTGCCGAACATGTCACAGACACTGACGATTATAATAATACACAAAAAAGTTACGGTATGTGGTTTGTACCGCCCGATCCTGGCACATTAGTGGTTGTAATTTTTATTGGCGGCGATCCCCGTAAAGGTTATTGGATTGGTTGTGTACAAGACGAAGGTATGAACTTTATGGTTCCAGGTCTTGCCGCTACAGAATATGTAGTCGGTGATACTAAAACTGACGACAGTGAACGTGTTCCTACAGCAGAATACAATAAACTTGCCAATTCAACTTACTACGATCCAACAAAACGTACAAAACCACAACATCCTATCACAGAATTTTTAATCAAACAAGGTCTTATAAAAGACGATACACGGGGTATTACAACTAGTTCAGCTAGAAGGGAAGTTCCAAGTGCTGTATTTGGAATCAGTACACCTGGGCCCGTTGACAAAAATGGAAAAAGAGGCAAAGTAGGCAAAGCTGAACATTTAATCGATGGAGCTTTTGTAAGTAGACTAGGCGGATCTACTTTTGTTATGGACGATGGCAATGACAAATTTATACGAAAAACTCCTGCTAGTGATGGCCCTCCTGAATACAGTAATTTGCTTAACGGCGAAACAGACGGTGATAATACTATTCCGCACAATGAGTGTATTAGATTTAGAACACGGACCGGCCATCAAATTTTATTACACAATTCCGAAGACTTGATTTATATTGGAAATAGTAAAGGGACCGCTTGGATAGAACTAACTAGTGACGGCAAGATTGACATTTTTGCCGAAGACAGTATTAGCGTACATACTAAACAAGATCTTAACTTTTTTGCTGATAGGGATATAAATTTAGAATGTGTAAGAAATATGAACATTAAGGTTGGTAGCGAATTACACACTCATGTAATGATGGATCAAATTTTAATTGTAGACGGCAAACAGAAAATTCATGTAAAACAAGAAGTAGATAAAACTTATGAATTATCATATAAACATCATGTAAAAAAAGATGTTGAAAAATTATACGATGAAAATCATAAAGTTACAGTGCTCAAAGACACAGATTTTAATACCACAGGCCATAATTGGTTTACAGCAGGAAAAACTACAGAAATTAAAAGTGGCGGGAATCATATCGAAACTGCAGCATTGATTCATATGAATGGACCTGCTGCTACCGAAGCAGCCAAAGCTAAAGAGGCTGAACTGCCTCAACGATTAAAGTTACATACGCTTCCAAATCAGGATGAACTTCCATTAGAACCTTCTATTATGCGTCGAATTATTACACACGAACCTTATCCGCATCACGAAAATCTTGATCCTCTTAAAGTTAAACCCGAACAAACTGATAGAGATATCGAAGGTAGATATGAAGATACCGACGAGGAACAACTTAAGGATCAAGCAGAATTTTCAGTAACCATGCTCACCCCTGCTAGTAGTTGGAAAACTTACAGTACTGCAGTTGACCCATTCAGGAAGCTTCAAGGTGACTAATAAATAACACTATGAGCTCAAATTCTCGTCTTTACGATAAAATTGTTCTGAAAGGAGACTTGTCAGGACAAAAAATCCCAGGCACTAAAACATATAAAGGTTTTAGTACTGTAAGCCCTGACGCCAACAGTTTTGCTTTATACGATTTATCCTTAATCAAACAAGATATTCTTAATCATTTTCATATCAGACAAGGAGAACGGTTAGAAAATCCTGAATTCGGAACAATTATTTGGGATTGCTTATTCGAGCCGTTAACAGAAGAAATTAAAACTCTTATTCAAAATAACGTAGAAACAATTGTTAACTACGATCCTCGCGTAATTCCTGATCAAATTGTTGTCACTAGCTATGAAAGTGGTATTCAAATTGAGTGTAGATTAACCTATCTACCTTATAATATCAGCGAGACACTTCAACTTAGATTTGATCAAACAAACTCCATCTATTAATTAAATACGCACATTTCAAAATACGCTAAATATTGTATAATTGGGAATAGCGTATGTCAGCAACTGATAGACAAAACAGATTACTAGTAGCCGAAGACTGGAAAAGAATTTATCAAACATTCCGTAATGCGGATTTTCAAAGTTATGATTTTGAAAATCTCCGTAGGGTGATGATTAATTACATTAGAGAAAATTATCCAGAAGATTTTAATGATTATATCGAAAGTTCTGAATATCTTGCTTTAATTGATTTAATAGCTTTTCTAGGGCAGAGTATTAGCTTCCGTACAGATCTTAACGCACGGGATAACTTTTTAGAGTTAGCTGAACGTAGGGAAAGTGTATTACGTCTGGCTAGATTATTAAGTTATAATCCAAAAAGAAACATAGCAGGTAGTGGATTACTAAAATTTAGCAGTGTGAGCACTACTCAAACTGTGATTGATTCTAACGGCAGAAATCTTTCAGGACAGATTGTTTTATGGAACGATCCTGCTAATGTTAGTTGGTACGATCAGTTTATCAAAGTAATTAACGCAGCTTTACCATCGAGCAGACAGTTTGGAAATCCAGATGACAAGTCTACGATTTACGGTATTCCAACCGAGCAATATAGATTTCAAAGTGCTAACACAGATGCTCCTGTTTATAGTTTTCAAAAATCTGTAGACGGTAGAACTATGCCGTTTGAGGTAGTATCGACCATTTTTAGAAATTCATCAGATATCTATGAAGAACCTCCAGCGATAGGCAATAGATTGTCGTTTATTTTTAGAAATGACGGTAAAGGAAATGCTAGCACCAATACAGGATTTTTCTTACATTTTAGACAAGGTATACTAAGTCAAGGAACTTTTGACATTACACAGCCTAGTACAAGTGAAAGTATTGATATTGATGCGGTGAATATCAATAACACTGATATATGGTTATATCGCCTTGACCAAAATGGCTTGGAAACTGAATATTGGCAGCAAGTTCCAAGTTTAGAAGGTAATAATATCATTTATAACAGCCTTAAAAAATCTGTAAGAAACATTTATAGTGCTATTACTAGAGCAGGTGATAGAGTAAGTCTGCTGTTTAGCGACGGAACATTTGGTAATATACCAAGGGGAACTTTTAGAGTTTACTACAGAACTAGTAATGGTATAAGTTATACAATTAATCCAAAAGATATTAGAAATATCAGCATCGGTATTCCTTATATTAGTAATAATGCGCAAGTAGAAACTCTTACAATTAATTTAAGTTTACAATCAAGTGTTGATAATAGTTCTGAAACTGAAAGTAATGACAGTATTAAATCTAGAGCTCCAGCTACTTATTATACACAGAATCGCATGATTACTGCTGAAGATTATAATATTAGTCCGTTAAGTGTTAATCAACAAATTATTAAAATAAAAGCAGTGAATAGAAGTTCTAGCGGGATTAGCAGATATTTTGATTTAGTAGATCCTACAGGAAAATACAGCAAGACAAATTTATTCGCCGATGACGGCATTATCTATAAAGAAGAGTTTAGTGATAGTTTTAAATTTAGCTATCAAAATAGAACAGACATTTAGTGATATTAGAGACCCGAGCATTGCTTATGATACAGAACCTATTCCTTATAAGTTAGGCTCTTTTACAAGTACAGCTTTGAGATTCTTAACATCAGGAGCACTGGTTGAATTTAGACCACCTGATGGTTACTATTTTGATAAGGCTGACGAAAACAAATTAGTTAGGGGTACAGCTAATGTCAAAAATTCTGCTACAAGTTGATGGTGTAAAGTTGTAACCGTTAGTGGCGACGGCGCAGCAGGCGGCGATGGAATTTTCGCTGACGGAACAGGCCCTGTTTCCTTTAATGATATTATTCCACAAGGAGCAATAATCTATCAAATTATACCGTCATGGAGAACCACAATAGACAATAATACAGTGTCTACAATGATAGATTTGATTTTTGCTAATAAGCCGTTTGGATTACGGTACGATATACAATCTCGTACATGGAAAATTATTTTTGAAGTTAATTTAAATTTAAACAATAGATTTAGTTTAGGGAAGCAGGGAGATAATAGTAATCAACAATTAGATTCTAGCTGGTTGTTATTGTTCACTACCGATACTGAATTTTATACTGTAAAATCTAGA